GTCACAGCACTTTGGGTGATCTCAATAATCAATTCCATGTTTTTGTTGGACGGCGTTTGTGATTGCGGATGCGCTCTAGGTAAGCACCAGCGGCGTGCCATTGTTGCCTGGTCAAACCCTAAAAGCTTAGATAACGCCAGGTAAGTTAGCTTCTTTTGTAATCTATATTCATTCAATGTCATGATTTATTAAGTAATGTATGTGACTTTAAAAGTAAAGCGTATAATAAAGTTTGACATAGAATGTCTTTTCAGGTCATATAAATTGCATAATAATATCAATGTGGGGATACAATGATGAATGGAATACTAAATATAGGGGTTACACTATCACAGAAGGTGAGATGTTGTGGAAATAACAGTCCGAATCGAAATAGAGTTTTTAGATTTAGTAAATTAAAGCATATAAACCAAAGTTTTATGTGTGGCTTATCGAATTTAAAGGTTTGGGATAATCCACCAATGGCGCCTCCAGGCAGATTACAATTAGCAGATTAGAAAGGAGTGGTGTATGAATCTACACTTAAATAGAGTTGAGTTAAATGTTGGAGCATTACAAATGCCAAATAATTTAGAGATCATGATTAGAAAATCTGGAATGCTTAGAAAAGATGTAGCAACCCAGATGAACATAAGACCAGAAACAGTCAGTAGACATTGCAGCGGCGCATTAGCTTTTTCAATTGACCAGGCTAAACTATATTCAGCAATACTAGGTTGCACGCCTCAAGATATATTGTTTTCACAAAATGCTGTTCCTTTGTTTGGAACTTTAGACAATGATTTTGTAACTGTCTGTGACATAAGCGATGGAGAAACAAGTTACCATGTACCGTTTCCAGCTAATGATAATATGAGGTTTGTTATAGCTGAGCATTCTCAGCAAAATAAAAAATGGGCTAATGGTAGAATGTATATGTTTAACAACAAGGCAATCCTTGAGCAAAAGGTGGATGACAACTCATTCATGAGGCTATGCATCTTTAAGATTGCGAATGACAATAAAATTAGATTTGGTGTTGTTTATCCAGAACCTGGAGGCACATTTTCAATTGGATTCAATAAAGATAGCCATACTAAATCAGATGGCATTGCCTTGCCTGACACTCCAGCACCGCATTCTGAAATACAAAACCATTTAAATTTAGTCTGGTGTACACCAATTTTAAACTGTTTAATGCAGCCTGATTTATTGGGAGTTGTTCTTAAAACTCACTAATATTGTTTTTTTACATCTTTAACTTGACTTATTAGGTCACACTACATTAGGATCCCTCTTATGACATTAGGAGGGATTAAATGACATTTCCAACAACGCCCAGCTGGGCATCTACTAAAAACTATTTATGGCATAGTAATCCAGAATCAAGACCAATATGCCGCACTTACTTTGATAAATGCTACATAAGACCAAAGGTTAATTACTGTTACCAGGTGCTTAAAGATGAGCTGAAGGGTGACAAGGAATTAGCGTCACAACAAATTGAGCTATACAATAATGATGCTGCTAAAATGTTTGCTGGCAGAACTATACAAGCTATTTGTGATGACTATCTTTTAAATACTGACGCTGACACAATTGAGGATGCAATTAGTGCTGGCGCTGATTTGTTTATAGAATACAAACCAAGAGACTGGGATGACGGCAAGGACGCTAAACAACATGAATTAAACCGTGATAGTTTTAGCGCTGTATTTAAAAATGCCATTGAAGGTATCCAGGATGCACAAAACCAGCTGGGATTAAACCAGCTTACTGGTGAAAAAGAAATCATGGCTGAGATACCTGGACTATCTCTTCCATTTAATGGACGCCCTGATTACTCAGGATGCATTGAACTTAAAACAACCTGGGCATCTGTAGCTAATACTAAATCAGGCAAAAGATCTGCATCATTACCAAGCCAGCCGAGCTGGTCGCATCTATGCCAGGTTAGTGGATATTGGTTTCATACTAAACGCCCCCAGGCAATTGTATATGCCAATGAGACTGCTTGCCGTGTCTTTACCGCAGAAAACTGTGACAAGCTAACAGAAGAAGCGCTGACAGCTACCTTTAATTGGGTAGTGGCTAAGTGCCGCATCAGGGAACATCAACTCAAATCGACTGAAAGTGTAATGGATTTACTTAAAGGTATTGAGCCTGATTTTAGTCATATGTGGGCATGGGATATTCATCCTGACGTTTTAAAAGAAGCTAAACAACTATGGGGGTTTATAAGATGAACAAGTTTTTAAATTTACATATAAATGCAGCTACACCTAAACAATCATTTATAAAGTTATATTGTAATATAATTTTGCAGACTGTTTGTTTTTTGATGTTTACAGCCACAATGCTTTTCTTGTTAGTGGGGTGCGCATAATGAACCAGCAAAATATGTTTGAAGCGTTAAGCGTTCCTAAAAATGCAAGGGAATATAGGTTTGAAAAGTTTCATCAAAAGTATCCTATAGTTTATGATCTATGGGATAAATTTACCAGGGAAGCTATTGACCGTGGCATGAGTAAGATTGGCGCTGCATTGATCATGGAGCGGATCCGCTGGGAAACATCCATCAATATAAAAGACGCCAGACCTGACGGTAAAACCGTGAAGATTAATGATCATTACAAGGCGTATTACTCCAGGTTATGGATGCTAAAGAATCCACAATACAGAAACATTTTTAATACAAGAAAGGTAGAAGGTGACAATGAGTGAGATAAGCGCAGTAATGGCAGCTGTAAATGATTTAAATGAATCACACGGCGTAACACAAAGAGGCGGCAAAAAATATACTGAGGTCGCAAAAAGAGTTGAAGCTTTTAGAACACACTTTGGATTAAAATATGGGATTACTACAGACATTGTTATTGATGATGGCAAAAGAGTTGTAATGAAAGCTAAAATATATGACCTGGCTAATCCAACAACTTCTGTAGGTGAAGGGTTTGCTGAAGAGATAAGAGGCAGCAGTAATGTTAACAAAACATCAGCAATAGAAAACTGCGAGACAAGCGCCATAGGTAGAGCATTAGCCTCTTGCGGTTTACATGGCGGTCAATATGCTTCTGTTGATGAAATACATAAAGCTAAAACTAACGAAATAAATATAGATAACAATAACTTATTAGATAAGACTAAACAAGAATCTAAAGTTGATTGGACATTGTACATCGCTAAACAGCAAGACAATATTAAACGTATGAAAACTTTAACTGCCTTGTCCTCCTGGACAAACAATGAAAGAGGAAACCTAGAAAATTTAGCTGCTGCTGACAAGCCTAAATGGACTGCATTATTTAACTTTTGGTCAGCAAGAAATGAGGAAATAAAAAATGGGTAAGCCACAATTTAAAAATAGTGCAATGCGATTAAATACAGACATTGCAGTCACAGATAAAATTGCTATTAGCTTTTGGTTTAATATAGATGACCAGGCATTAGTTGAGCAGCTGGAGCGTTATTATGTCATGTCAGGCAATAAACCTAATCTGCAATACCAGCGCAAGGATGGTGATAGTTATACGACTGTTGCTAGCTCTAATCTCTTCATACCTGATGAAAGAGCAGCTGAACTAAGGAACATTGCCCCTACTGAAATGTCACAGCAAATTGTATCTGAGGAAGCTGTAATACCACCAGAGCCGCAAGGTTTCCCAGAACAAATAGATTCAGCTAGCAATGAGTACTCAAGAGCTAAAGATGGAGATAGTTTTGCAAAATTCCCTGGATCAAATTAAACCTTTAAACACGCCTAAAGATACAGCTGTTATGTTATGGGGGCATTGGAATGATACGACTAGGAAACGTATTTATAGATGGATCCACAATGGCAATTTAAAGGCGCTGAGAGATGGTAAATCTTATTGGATACCACATAAAGAAATTACTAAATACTTGCTCCAGGAGGAATCTGAAGAGCCTGAGACTATAAGTATTGGTAATGGATGATTAAGGGGGCTAAGCCCCCTTTTTTATTAGCCATACATGGCAGCTGATGAAGCGTTTCTTGCTTTGTCGTTCTTTACATCATTCTTAACATAATGACCATACTGAGTGTAAGTAAATGATGGAGTAGCATGACCCATCAACCTGGCAACTTCTGCCCAGTCTTCACCAAGACCTGACAACTGGTTAGATGCAAATGTATGCCTAAAATCTCCCCAAGTTAAAACCTCAACACCAGCAGCGTCACAGATTTTTTTGCATAAAGGCGCAAAGTATTTAGTAAGCATTACAGTACCAATACCATTTGGGAATACCAGGTCTGTAGCCTGAGAAAATTTAGATTGCATCTTCCATTCTTTAATAACCTTTATTGATACGTCATCGATAGGAATAGATCTAACACCTCTTTTAGTTTTAGTATCTGCAATAATAAGAGTTCCATGTTTAACAGCTCTACTGATGTTTATTTCACTATCTGCAAAATTAATATCACTCCACTTTAAAGCTCTTAATTCAGACTGCCTCATACCAGAAGCAATAGAAATAATAACCATAGCTTTTTCATTTAATGAAGCAGCTGGTAAACCGTCCTTGATAACTGCCTGGATAATCTTAGGTTGAATCCTTGGCGCTCTTTTTGAAATCTCAGAGGAAGATCCGAAAGAAAATTTGTCCAATGGGTTATATGTAATCCATCTTTTATTAGTGCAGTAATTTAGAAAAGCTTTTGTGTATTTTAATCTTTTTTCTGCTGTAGCTTTTGAGCTAGTAGTATCTTTAATACACTTTTCAAAACACAATAATATTTCTTCCTGGTTAGTAGGCTGGACTAAATTGGCAAGGTCATGATCTCTAAACTNTTTACCATCTATTTTATATNGTAAAACAAAATTAAGATTAGTTGCAGTTTCAGCTTTATAAGATTTAGAGATTTGTCCATTGATAACTCTTTGCTCTTGCAGCTCCATAAAATGATAGNAAGCTACAGCAGCTGTNACTGCCTCAACTTTTTTGGCAACCATGCCTAAAGTAAATTTAGCTAGTAATTCGTCAGCTGCTTTTCTGGCTTCTGCTTCTGTTGAGTAAGATCCAAGCTTATCGCTAGATCCAACTCTTGATGCATTAATAACCCATTTATCTCTTAAAGATATGTATTTAACTTTTAACTGTTTCATTATACAATTCCTTTCGCTAAATATTTGAAGAAATGATCAACGTCACCATTTAAGAAATCTATTTTAACTAATGTAGATTTAATTTTTGATTTAGCATTTAAATCAACACCTTTAATAAATGCTATTACATTAGCAATATCTATTAAATGCAGCTCGTCATTTTTTTCTATTTCAAAAGTATGATTTGTATCAATGCCTTTTTCTTCTATAAAAGTATCAATCCATTTATTGAAGCTATGCCACTCAGGCTGCATCCAGGGATGATCTTTATAATGAGATCCTATTTTTTTATATATGTTCATTTTCAACTCCTTGTAAAATTTAGAATCTAAATTGATTCGCTGATACAAGTATTATGACTCGAAACGTCATTAGGGTCAAGAAAAAACTGGACTAGACCTGGACTAAACAAAAATAGCAACAGCTAAAATTGCTGTGACTACCGCTTGTAAGTCGTTGAT